GAAGGTGTATGTATTCCCGATTGGAAAGAGATAGATACAATACCCGATGATGCAAGGCTATTAGCTTATGGAATGGACTTTGGTTATTCGGTTGACCCTACTACATTAATAGGACTTTATAAGTGGAATGATGCTTATATATTTGATGAGGTTCTATACAAGAAAGGAATGTTAAACAGGGATATAAGTAGATTCCTTCAACAACAAGATATAAAAGAAAACATAGTAGCTGATTCAGCAGAACCAAAATCAATAGCAGAGTTACAAGGTTACGGACATTCTATCTACGGTGTAAGTAAAGGTAGGGATTCAATAGTATATGGTTTAAACTTAATAAACCAAAACGAAATATATATTACTGCAAGAAGTAAGAATCTAAAAAGAGAACTAGCAGGATATGTATGGGCAAAAGATAAAGAAGGAAATCAATTACAAAAACCTACAGGAGAGCATCCCGACTGTATAGATGCTGCTAGGTATGTACTAACCGACCAATTAGAGAATCCTAACAAAGGGGAATATTTTATATATTAATTTTGTTGGTTAATAAAAAGTTTATATATTCGTATAAACAAAGTCTAATTAATACAATAATTATGGAAAATACAACAGAGTATATTTTAATTAAAGAAATAACAGCTAAAGAAAACAGAAAGAATCTATTTAAAGTTATAGGTTATTCTGCACTAAGTGGAATATTTGGAGTTGGAGTAATGTACTTCTTTTTATATTTTATTCTATGGGCAAACGAAATAACGGATAAGTTACTTGGAATATCATAAGATGCAAGAAGCATGTTGGTACGAACATATCTATGTAGTGCAAAAACCTACAAAGCGTGGAGGTCAAAAAGGTTCTGACGTAAAGTTACATATAGACTACAAGGGAAAGGGAATATTAGAAGGAAAAGAAATATACCAGCAAAATAGTAAAGAGTTGGTAGAAGCAATAGAAATAGCATATAAGTATGCTTATGAAAGATTCATTTTAAATAGTTAATTAAATTTGTTTTAATAGTTGGGAATTAGGTAGCAGAAATGTTACCTTTTTCTTTTTATACATATTTGTAAATAATCTATTGTATTAATATGAAGATTGAAATAAACGTACCTGATAATCTTAACGAGATAACTTTAGCACAATACCAAAAGTTTGAAAAGCTAAATACTAAAGAAAATCAAGACTCTACATTCTTACTTCAAAAGATGATAGAGATATTTTGTAATCTTGATTTAAAAGATGTAGCTGAGATAAAATACAAATCGGTACAAGAGATTGTAGTACACTTAAACAAAGTGTTTGATAGTAAACACTCATTAATACCTACGTTTCAATTAGGAGGCATAGAATACGGTTTTATTCCAATCCTAGACGATATGACACTAGGAGAATATATAGACTTAGATGAGAACTTAGGAGATTGGAGTAATATGCACAAAGCAATGTCAGTTCTTTATAGACCAATCAAATTTAAAAAAGGACACAAGTATAATATAGAACCATACAACGGAATGAATGAAGCATTGAAATATATGCCTTTAGATGTAGTGTTTTCTGCAATGGTTTTTTTTTGGAATTTAAACAACGAGTTAGTACAAACTATCCTGAACTATTTAGCGAAGGAATCGGAGAATCTGACTACTCATCAGAAGGAACGTTTGGAAGCAAATGGGGTTGGTATCAGTCGGTCTATGGAATTGCTAAAGGAGACGTTACCAAGTTTGATGCAATTACCAAACTCAATGTACATGAATGTTTAATGTATTTGGCATTTGAAAAAGATAAAATAGAATTAGAAAAGAAACTAATTAGAAAACGATGAAAGGTTTTTACAACTTAACCGATAAACTAAAAGATGCTTTAATAGCAGAGCCATTTGTAAATACAGTTACATTCGGTTCTTTAGATGATGTGGATTTAAACAAACAGACTATATTTCCTTTGTCTCATATTATAGTAAACAACACAACCATAGGAACGAAAACAATTACTTTTAATGTAAGTATTTTGTCTATGGATATTGTAGATATAAGCAAAGACGAAGTAACAGATATATTTGTAGGAAACGACAATGAACAAGATGTATTGAATACTCAACTAGCTTTACAAACTAGAGTAATAAATATACTACAAAGAGGAGACTTATATACGGAATTATATCAAGTACAAGGAGATGTAAGTTGTGAACCATTTGTAGATAGATTTGAGAACAAGTTAGCAGGATGGGCAGCTACATTTGATGTGGTAGTACAAAACGATATGACAATATGCGACTAGAGAACACAGAAGCTGCACTACAAGCGTTTAAATCTTTTGTTATACAACAATCAAGGTCTAGGCTTTCTAAGGGTGGTAAGAACGTTTCTAAGCAACTTTATAATAGTTTAAAGGGTAATGTAAAGCAAATGCCTAATTCTATCCTTGTAGAGTTCGAAATGGAAGATTATGGTATTTATCAGGATAAGGGTGTAAGTGGAACGGAAAAGAAATACAATACTCCGTTTTCATATACTACTAAGATGCCTCCTATTAAGCCTTTAGCACAATGGGCAAAGAATAGAAATATAAGGTTAAGAGATAAAGAAGGAAAGTTTAAAAAAGGAAACTACAATACAATAGGATATTTAATAGCTAGAAGTATATATAAAAAAGGTATTAAGCCAACTTTGTTTTTTACTAAGCCATTTGAACAAGCATTTAAAAAGCTACCTGATGAACTTATAGAAAAGTTTGGTTTAGACGTAGAAGATTTTTTAGCATATACATTAAAACAAGATAGATTGAAATGAGTACAAAAATAAATGTAAGAAGTCCGTATTATTTAGATGTTCAAGAACCTACTGCACCAGCGGTAGAATTAACTTGTGAATTAATAGCATTAAAAGGCTTTGGAGTAGATGAATTTGGAAACGTTAATTTACCTACTCCCGAATATGGGGATATACTTTCTTATGACTCTACGGATAGTGATTTTGCAGATGGTAAGTTTGATACTGTATCAACAGATACTTCAAGAACAGTTACATTTAGAATTAGCATACCTTCTAACTTTACTAACTCTGCGAGTGATTACTTAGAATGTGATGTTACTGCTGACCAACCCGAATTTGTTTGTACAGGTGGAGTAACTGCAACTGGAAGTATTCCTAATCAATCTTTAAACACAGGTGGTAATACTGCGACTATTGATTTAAGTTCTTATTTTACACAAGGTACTGACCCAATAGCAGGATATAATATTACTAATAGTTATCCATCGTATATAGAAACAAGTATATCAGGAAACACATTAACAATATCTGCGAAACAAATAGCAGGTACAATTACATTTTTTGTAGAAGCCTTTGATAATGATATAGCAACTTGTAACGCTACACAATCTATACAGGTAACTCTTACTTCTCTTGTAACTTATGATTGTGATGACTCTTATTTATCAGGTGGTATTGTAAATCAAGATGGTAGTATTATAAATCCTAATGTAAATGGTACAATAACAGCTATAAGGGAAACTGCTTTGGGTTCGCCTATTACAAGTTTACCTGCAAATAATACAGGAAGTTTTATAGAACATACTTTATTTTTTGATATTACAGTACCAACAGGATATACAAATGTAGGAGCAACGGTACAATGTTCTAAAGACTTTACACAAGTAAGTAGCACACTACCTGAGTTTACTTGTGAGGTGGCATCTTTAACAGGACAAGGTATTTATTTGTCTGGAGCAATACTACAAGGCAATACTCAAGAGGGAACTATATCAAGGTTTACACCAACAAAATTTGCTATTGTAAATTCAACAACTCCAAGAAGCGTAACATTTTTTGTAACACCTCCTGCGAGTGGTTATTCTAACAGTGGAGGTTTAGATATTCAATGTGTAAAAACTCTTACTCAACCTGCTATTGAAACGACTTGTGGAAACGAAATATATTATATTGCCGATACTGCAGCTGATTTACCATCTGAAATTATATCACTTAATGGGAGTAGTAGCTATAATCAATATTTAGTAGGGTTTCAAATATATGCTCAATCATCAACCTTTGATGGTTTAATAGGAGACAATCTTTGTTGGTCATTTTTAGGTAATAAAAGACCATACAATGCAACAACAGGAAACTTTAAATTTCAATTAATTAGAAAAACACCTTTTAATATTACAGGTGTATTAAAAAACAAAGCTAACGCTGATTACGATTATTACGTTGGAGTGAAAGGCACAGTAGTTTACGAAGTGTGGCTTTATAGTTATGTAAACAAAACATTTATACAGGTAGCATAATGGCATTAAAGACAGCAAATTTAGAATTATATATTTATACAGGTACGGAAGGTAATTATGTATCTACCGACCTTAAATATCAAATGCAAAAATCAATAGTAGGTCAAAATACTAAGATATTATTTGAGATATCAGAACTTATAAGAGACTATTTGAGTCAAAGTTTTAATAACGATTATGTTTCTCAATGTGTTTGGGTAACTACTGTAACAACTCTATATGATGAATCTGATACCGTATTTACTTATGGTTCTCCTAGTATAGAAACATTCCTTGCAATGGATGGTTACGGTTATTTTGAAGATGAAATAAACCCTGAATTAACTCGTAATGCTTTAATGAGTTCTAATACTATTTATTTGCCCGAAGGTACGGAAGGTAAATTACCAATATTTGCTGAGGGTGTGGGAAAAGTTTCTATTGATTTAGTAGATACAGAGATAACGGATAATGGGAATACAAATCAAAAAATAAAGTATATAACAATTCCTGCTGATAGTTCTACAATTCAAGTCTATGATACGGATGATACAACATTACTGAGAACTATTAAGGTAAACAATATATGTGAACCTAAATACACACCTTACAAAATAACATTCGTAAATAAATACGGTGCTTATCAAGACCTTTGGGCATTTAAGAAAAGTATTGAAACGTTTAATGTAACAGACGAAAGATACAAAAGAAATACGGTTGTAAATAATTCGGTTGAATATCCCTTGTATAATGGTCAAGAAGAAAGATACAATACAAACGCAAAACAAAGCATTACATTAAATACAGGATTTATAAACGAAGATTCAAATAGCGTAATAGAAGAACTATTTTTAAGTGAAAACGTTTGGATAAGAAAAGATTCTAAAACACTTCCTATAATACCTAAGACTAAGACATTAACATTTAAAACAAGCGTAAATGATAAATTAGCTAATTACACGATAGATTTTGATTATGCTTTTAACAAGATAAATAATGTACGTTAATGTTAAACTTACAACTATATATAGAAGGTCAGGAAGTAGATTTATTTGAAGATGAATCTGTAACACTTACACAAGCCCTTCAAGACGTAAAAGATATTGAAAAGGTATTTACTGACTTTAGTAGAACCTTTAGTGTACCTGCATCTAAAATTAATAATAAAATATTTCAACACTTTTATAATTATCATATAATTGGTTACGATGCACGTAAAAAGAAAGATGCAGAATTATATCTTAATTATGAATTATTTAGAAAAGGTAAAATAAAACTAGAAGGTGCAACTAGAAAAAACAACAAAGCACATACTTATAAAGTTACGTTCTTTGGCAATGGTGTAAACTTAAAGGATTTATTAGGAGATGATAAATTAGATGCTTTAGCATTATTAAAAGAATCATTCAACTTTACTTATAGTGATGCAAATATAAAAACCTATATGCAAACAGGTTTAGACGTTGTAACAACTAATGGAACGTTTGAAGATGCTATTATATTTCCTTTAATGACTCACACTAAAAGGCTTGTATATGATTCTGCAAGTGGTTCGGCTTATGACAATACCGATACTCAAAACAATATAGCATACGAAGCAGGTAGCACACATGGTTTACAATTATCACAATTAAAACCTGCAATTAGAGTTTATCCAATTATCAAAGCTATTGAAAGTCAATATAATTTAACTTTTAGTGATGACTTTTTTAATACAACTAATGAAGCATTTTACAATTTATATTTATGGCTTCACAATAAGACAGGAGGTTTATTTGAAGATGAAGGTAACGTAACACCCGTTGGAAATTTTGAATTAATAGACGTTGATGGTGCTACTATTGATTTATATACTAATTATTTTAGCACACCACAATCAGACCAAATAGGCAAAAAACAAGGAGACAAACAAAGATACTTAAAGGTTATAATAACACCTTCGGTAAGTGATGCGTTTAGTTTTGTAATTTATAAAAACGGAGAAGTATTTGAAAGATTAGATAATATTTCTAGGGGTACGAACGGACAATACGAACAAGCGGATATTGAATTAGATGCAGGAGATTATACTTTCGCTATTGAGTCTGATATACCTAGTACTTATGATTTTACTTTTGAAGTAAAAAGAAAGACTAATACTGGCATAGGTTGGAGAGATATTACCTTTAGTGCATCTGCTGAGGTTCTTACAGACGTACAACTTAGAGCATCAAATCAATTGCCCGATATAAAAGTAATTGACTTTTTGACTTCTTTATTTAAGATGTTTAATCTTACTTCCTTTCAAAATGACGAAGGTATAATAGAGATTAAAACTTTAGATGACTTCTATGCAAGTAGTAATAAGATATGGGATATAACAGAATTTATCGACAAGACTGAATCAAGTGTAGATTCCGTATTACCTTACAAACAAGTGAATTTAAGATATGAAGGACATGAAAACTTCTTTGCTAAAAATCATAGTGAATTATTCAATCAAGAATGGGGAACTTTAAAGTATCAAGCATCTGAAAAGTTTGAAGGTCAATCTTACACAATTACAATACCTTTAGAGCATTTTAAATACGAAAGGTTAAAAGATATAAATGGAGATAGCTTTACAGGTTTACAATGGGGTTGGAGTGCTGACATTAAACAAAGCCCGAACTTAGGTAAACCATTATTGTTTTATCCTATTCAACAAAGTGAAGTAATTGGAGTAATTGAAAGTGATGGAGATTTAGTTTCACATTCGGGAGTTTATATCCCATCCAATTCTTTGGATATTACAAATTCTAAAAACTTAAATTTCAATGCTGAACCAAATGAGTATGCTTTAATTCCATTTGAAAAAACATTATTTGCTGAGTATTATAGTAATTATGTAAAAGAAATATTCGACCCACAAAGAAGATTAACAACCACAAAGGCTTATTTACCACTTTCTTTAACTTTAGATTTAACCTTAGCTGATAAGTTTCAGATATTTGAAAACCTATACAGAATAAATAAGATAAGTACAAACTTTGAAACTAATCAATCTACTTTAGAATTAATAAACATTAAAGAACAAGCAGGGGAGCGAATAGAAGTAATTCCAACGATTCCTGATAAGTTTGTACCTGTAAATACTTGTATTACAATAGACACTACCGATTATAGAACTGATAATGTAATAGTAAAAACCGATACAAGTTGTAATACAGAAGGGCTGGAAATTATATCGACTAATGAACAAATACCCGATGTAGTTGCACCAACTAACACACCTGACCAAGTTTTAATAGATACACCATTAATTGTAACACCTCCAATATTGGCAAATGAATTACAACCCGATTCGACAGCTAATTCAATTTTTATCAAACATTCAATTACTGAACTTGGTAAAATAGGAACTACAAGTCAATTAGATGAATATGGATTCTTTTATTCTACAAATGCAAGTGATTTAACCTCAACAAATGTAGATACATTAAAGGCTAATAGCAACGTTACTAATGTGCCTTTTGTAACTACTTCTTTTAATAAACATACTATTCCAAACGCAGTAACATTTGAAGTAACTGGGTTAACTAATGGAGATGTAATTTATTGGAAGTTTTACGGTAGAACAAATACAAGTGTAAACTATGCTTTAGCCGATGCAATTACAGAAGTTAAAACTAGTACAACTGCAACAGGATGTACTGGGAATTCTTATGCAAGAATAATTGTACAAAACGATGAAACAACATCAATAACAATTACAGCAATAGATAATGGCGTTGAGAAAACGTATCCTGCACCTGCAGGTTCACAAGTATATTTAAATGGTTGTATTTGTGAAGATATAACAGCGACAGGAGACTTTACAATCATACTAAAAGAAAATCCTTGTTAAAATGATACAAAATATAATAGACTTATTGGAGTTTGCAAAAGAAGAAAAATGGAAAGGGCAGTATATAGATATTGCTCTAGGAAAAAACAAGTACCCTGAATCAATTAAAGAAGCATACCAACAATTTAGAAAAGAATTATGAGTCAAAAAATAACAGCAGAATTTGAATTAAAAACAGGCAAAACTAAAGATGAGCTTGAAGATGTTGTAAAAGGTGTTGATGGAATTAAAAAAGGATTAAAAGACACAGCAAACGAAGGGAAAAAAACAAACAAAATTCTCAAAGGCATAAGTAATCTTTTTAAAGGTGCTTTAGGATTGGGTATAGTTATAAAAGCCTTTGACATCTTAAAGGAAACTTTCATGGCTAATCAAAAGGTTGCAGATACGTTTGCAACTGTAATGGAAACTATATCACTTGTTTTTAATCAAGTAGTAAATGCAGTAGTGAAAGGAAATGGAGAATTTAATGCTTTAGGCAAAGTTCTTACAAATGTTTTAAATATAGGTTTAGCACCTTTTAAGTTAGCTTTTGAAGGAATATCAATAGCTATAATGTCAGCACAAAAAGCATTTTTAGAGTTCACAGGAGGAAGCAAAGAACGTATTGCAGAATTAACTTTAGGTATAATAGAAGCAAAGGCTGCGGTTGTAGATATTGGTTCAGGTGTTGTTGATTCAGGTAAAGCAATAGTAGAAAACTTTGGGGCTGCTGTTAATAGTATTAAAGAGATTAGTATTTCTGCTGCTTATGAAACTGCTAAATCAAATGTAGAATTACAAAAGTCTGCGGAAGTAGCTGCGGTTATCAATCAAGGTCTTATTGAGAAGTACGATAGACAAGCTGAACAACAAAGACAGATAAGAGATGATGAAAGCAAAACAATTGAAGAAAGAATTGAAGCAAATAATAAGTTAGGCGAAGTATTAGAGGAGCAACAAAAATTAATGCTTGAAAATGTTGATTTACAAATTAAGTCCGCACAAGCACAATACGATAAAAATGCAAGTCAAGAAAACTATATTGCTTTACTTGAAGCACAAAACGAAAGGGAAGCGGTATTAGCACAAATAGAGGGATTCCGTTCAGAACAATTAATCAATAGAATTTCTTTAGAAAAAGAATTATCAGATACGGTAAAAGAAGGTCAAGAAGCAGAAGCTGAAAGGATAAATGATTTACTAGAAAAGAAACTAGAAGCTGCTAAGATTGAAGCCGACTTAAAAAAACAACAAGTTGATGCAGCTAAAGAACAAGATAAACAAACTTTAAATAATTTGATAGC